TAGACCAAGTAACCTTTGCGCAGGGCGCACAGCTACAACAAATGATTAGCCAAGCAACTGGTGCTGCTGAAGCTAACGCTGGCATGGTGCAGAATGACGTCACGGCTGCTGGTATGTCCATGACGCAAGGCGCTATTGTCAAGCGTCAGAAGCGTACGCTAGTTAACTTCCAAGAGAACTTCCTTATCCCGTTTGTGCGCAAAGCGGCGCACCGCTACATGCAGTTTGATCCTGAGAACTATCCGGTGCGGGATTATGTGTTTGTGCCCTTCAGCTCCCTTGGCGCTATGGCCCGAGAGTACGAAGTGTCACAGCTTGCGCAAATCCTGCAAGTGGTTCCGCCTGAGTCGCCTGCACATGGCGCCATCATCAAAGGCATCATTGATCACCTCAACGTCACGAACCGTGACGAACTTATTGCTGCCATTGATGCAGGCAATCAGCCCAACCCAGAAGCACAGCAAATGGCTATGGCGCAACAGCAAGCGCAAATGGCCGTGCTTCAAAGCCAAGTGCAGCTACTTCAAGCACAGGCCGCAGAGTCGCAGTCGCGTGCTAACAAGTACAATACTGAAACGCAGCTTGCACCCACGGAGCTTACGCTTAAGTACAGCGATCAGAATAACGACGGCGTAGCAGACAAAGACTTTGAGCGCCGCGTTAAGATGGCTGAGTTACTTCTTAAGGAGCAAGAGCTTCGGGGCAAGCAGAACAGCGAAGCCGAGATGGCTAAAGCGCGAGCAGAAGCGGAGTTGATTCGCCAGCTAACGGAGATGGGCGGCGCTGGTGGGCAACCACAGCAGCCGCAAGAGCCCCAAGCGCCGCAACAGGAGCAATAAGCTATGGCTTCTGATCTAGCGCTCCTAGCATTAGTTAAAAAGATGGACGGCTTCACAGGTCCGCAAGGGCCTGCTGGAGCGCCGGGGCAACAAGGGCCTGCTGGACCACAAGGGCCGCAAGGACCAAGCGGCACAGATGGGCGTGACGGCAAGCCGGGACCGCAAGGGCCGCAAGGCGTACCGGGACCACAAGGACCACAAGGGCCTAGCGGCGCAGACGGAGCCGATGGCGCTGACGGTCAGGACGGTGTAGGCGTTGAGAGCGCCTATATTGCCGCTGACGGCTCGTTAGTCTTTACCCTTACGGACGGTAGCGAGGTAGACGTAGGAGCGCTTACAGAGCTTCTGGGAGCGTCTGAGGGCAATACGTACGTACTGGGACAGTCTCAGGGTAGCGGAACCGGGGAAGCAACGTCCTTAAACGTCCCCGGCTCTGGTGGCGCTACGTCTTGGAATGACGTCGAAGGTACAATTAACTTTCCCTTAAGTGATGAAGTAACGCTACAGCTTGGTCAAGAAGAATTGTTTTATGCTAAAGCTACAGGCGCCATTAGTAAAGGGCAAGTTGTTATGTTTGCTGGCGCTCAAGGAGATCACTTGCTTATTCAGAAAGCAAACATAAATGCTTCTGGCTTTCGGCAAGAGTGGGTTATTGGCGTAGCTAATCAAGACTTTGACAATAACGAGTTTGGGTACGTTACGTCTTTTGGTAAGGTTCGTAACATTGATACGCTGGCGTTTAACGAGGGAGACTTGCTTTGGCTTTCTTCAGCTACGCCTGGAACGCTTACTAATGTAGAGCCCACGCCTCCTGTGTGTTCAGTGCTTGTTGCTGCCGTAACGCGCTCACACCAAACTCAAGGCACGATCTTTGTACGTCCCTCTATTACCAAGAAGTTGCAAGAGCTGTGCGATGTGTCAAACGCTACGCCAAACGATGGTGACGTGTTAGCGTGGGACGCAGCGACTGGCACCTGGAAACCAATAGCGCCGGTCTTCCCGGCACTGTATGGCGTAACAACCTACCCGTAACCAAGGAGTTAGATAATGAAACCCTGTGCATCCTGTCCGTCCCCCGCTAAGTGCAAGAAGGCTGGTAAGTGCCTGAAGCGTGCTGGCGCAGCAGCTAGCACCAAAGCTAAGCGTACGTCGCGGAGCATGAAGCGTAATGCCTATTAATAAAGTACAAGGCGGCTATCGATGGGGCAAGTCTGGTAAAGTGTACAAGACCCGTAAAGAAGCAGAAAAGCAAGCCGCTGCTGCGTATGCGTCTGGATACAAACCAAAGAGGAAGCGTAATGCCAAATAAACGTACGCCTGCTAAGGGCAAGGCGAAAGTCAAAGTAACCGCTAGCGGACGTAAAGTATCTTACGGTCAAGCCGGTCAAGCCAAAGGTGGCGGGCCGCGCGTACGCCCTGGCACGTCCAAAGGCGATGCTTACTGTGCCCGTAGCGCTGGACAGATGCGCGATCACCCCAAAGCAGCCAAAGACCCAAACAGCCCTCTGCGTCTTAGCCGCAAGCGCTGGAAGTGCAGCGGAACCAAGAGCAAGAAATAGGGCTTGACATTTGCTACAAAATGTGATAAAATATAAGCTATTCTATGTAGTACAATAAGCCACGACAGGGCCTCACGGAGACAACCATGTCACTTGTTTCACAACAAAAGTTTGACGAATTAGTTAAGAACACTACTTCCTACCTTCAGGATGTGTTCAGGCGATTAGACGCTATTGAGGAAAAAGTTGACAAGCTAGTGTCAGCTCCGCAAGCAACCACCCGTCGTAACACCACTAAGGAGAAAGTAGATGAGTAGCGAAGACCAGAAGTTTTTTGAAGATTGCCGTAGCCTGTTCCTTACGGACGGCTGGAAGCACTTCCAAAAAGAAATTGGAGTAGCCATTCAAAGTCTTAACCTTGGCGCCATTGACTCGTCCAACGAGTTCTGGAAAGCTAAAGGTCGTTTTGAAGCGTTGCTACAAATCGCCGGTTGGGAAAACGCTGTGCTAGCAGCAGAGCAACAAGCGGAAGAACCGGAAGAAGATGCGTAAGATTTGGGATGTGCAGTGTGAAAGCTGCTCAAAAGTAACTGAAGTGTTTGGTAGGGATAGCGACTCGTTCCGGTGCGGAGCCTGCGGTGCCCCTGCCAAACGCATCATCAGCCCTGTACGCTGTAAGCTCGAAGGCTACTCTGGGAGTTTTCCCGGCGCAGCTATGAAGTGGGAGCGAGAGCATATCAAGGCTGGCCTTAAGAACGGACAAGCATAAGCCATACGCCCCGTTTAGTTTAATCTGATAACCCGCAAGGGCCGGAGAGTTTAATAATGGCACGATTAGTAGACGCCCCCGAAGAACAGCTTGATGAGGCAACCGAAGTCGGTACGCTTGAGGAGCTGGAGCCAGAAGCCGCTGATGTTGAAGCGGAAGAGGTAGAACAGCCACAAGCAGCCGAAGACGATCTCCCCGAGAAGTACAGGGGCAAAAGTGCATCAGAGATTGCGACGATGCACAGGGAGCTGGAGCAACGCCTAGGCCAGCAAAGCCAAGAAGTTGGAGAGCTACGCAAAGCCTTTGACGAAATGGTTAAGCAGTCTATTGCAGCGCAACAAGCTCCGTCTGCACCGGAACCGGAAGTGGACGAGGTGGACTTCTTCACCGATCCACAAGCAGCAGTTAAGAAAGCTATTGAGAATCATCCAATGCTTAAGCAGTCTCAGGCTGTGGCGGCAGAAATGGCTAAGTCTCAAGCGCTGGCTCAACTACAAGCTGCACACCCTGACATGAAAGAAGTCTTAACGGACTCTGGCTTTCAGGAGTGGATTGGTAAGTCGCAAGTTCGACGTGAGCTGTTTGAGCGAGCAGATAAAGGTTATGACTTTGCTGCCGCAGACGAGCTGCTAACGCTTTACAAGGAGCGTCGCGGTATCGTCGAGCAAACCGCTAAGGTCGAAAAGGTGGCTCAACAGAATGAAATCAAGAAAGCTTCTACAGGTTCGGCACGGTCCAACCCCGACAGCGCTAAGTCGCGGAAGGTTTACCGGCGTCGAGACATTATTGAACTAATGAACCGAGACCCGAAACGATACGAAGCCCTCATGCCTGAAATCATGAAAGCGTATCAGGAGGGTCGAGTCAAATGATTAAACTAACGGAGTAATACATCATGGCACTTGGATCTAACCACGTAACGAAAACCACCGCAGCTACCTTCATCCCCGAGATTTGGTCCGATGAAATCATTGCTGCATACGAGAAGTCCCTGGTTGTTAAGCCCCTCGTTCGCTCCATGGCGATGGCTGGCAAGAAAGGCGACACGATTCACATTCCGAAGCCGACCCGTGGCAATGCCAGCGTCAAGGCTGCTCAAACGGAAGTGACGCTGATCGCTGCCACCGAGTCCGAGCTGACGATTGCTATCGACCAGCACTACGAGTACAGCCGACTGATTGAGGACATTGTGGACGTTCAGGCTCTGAACAGCCTGCGCCAGTTCTACACCTCCGATGCTGGCTACGCTCTTGCTACCCGCGTTGACACGGCACTCATTGCTGAGGCTGCTAACTTCACCTCTCAGCTTGAGTTCCTCACCGGCGCCGGTACGCAAACCGCTGCTGGTACGGCAACGGCTGGCTTCACCGACCTTGGCTTCCGCGAAGCCCTGCAGGTGCTTGACGACAACGATGTCCCGATGGACAACCGCGTGTTCGTCATTCCGCCTGCCATGAAGAAGGAACTGCTTGGCGTGACCAACTACGTCAGCACCGACTTCGTGACCGGCAAGCCCGTTGAGACTGGCAAGATCGGCAGCCTCTACGGCGTGGACGTGTACGTGTCCACCAACCTGCCCACCGAGAACACCGACGAGAAAGGCGCTCTGCTTATGCACAAAGACGCCATCGTGTTCGCGGAGCAGCTTGGCGTTCGCGTGCAGACCCAGTACAAGCAAGAGTACCTTGCTGACCTGATGACCGCCGACACCCTGTACGGCGTTGAGACCTACCGTCCTGAGGCTGGTGTGAAGCTCTTCGGTACCGTCTAAGCAATACAGCCGAGCCGGGGCGGCTTATAAACCCCGGCACTTATTCAGAAGCATAGCTGGCTGTTAGACCCGAAGCGGCAACAGCAGCGCCCTCTAAGACTGGATACGGAAGGTATCTTAATATGGCAATTACGTATACCCC